GACATTGACGACTATTTGGAGGAATACGACATGACTTCCGTACCGCGTGAACCATCCGCCCAAGACCGTGAGGACTCATTAAATGATTAAGTTTCAAGCCGTCCCAGTAACGCTGGACGCAGCCGCTGGCGAGGACACACCGCGCACCATCACAGGCGTTGCAGTACCGTGGGAAACCCCAGCGACCGTATCAAGCGGTGAGTCCGTCATGTTCAAGCGTGGTTCTTTTGACCTAAACGCGAAACCAGCCAAACTCATCGAGGGACACGACCTCAGCGCGCTTCGTGGTGTTGTTACCGAACTTGTCGAGGCTGAGGAAGGGCTGTTATTTACGGCTCGTTTTGCTAAGACACGCGCAGCTGATGACGCTATTGAACTTGTCAAGGCTGGTGCTTACGACAGCGTTTCGGTCGGTGCTATCCCACGCAAGTTTAAATACGACAAAAACGGCGTGATGGTCGTCACCGCAGCCGACCTAGTCGAAATCAGCCTTGTTGCACAACCAGCGTTCAAAGACGCACTGATCACAGAAATCGCCGCTTCCGAACCTGAGTCCGACTCAGTAGAAGCAGACGAACCCCAACCCGACACAGTAAAGGAAACTGAAATGTCACAAGAAACCCCAGCGGTTGAGGCTTCGGCTGAGATCGTCCCAACAACCCCAATTTTCGCAGCTGCACGCAAGCACTACGAAGTCCCAACCGCAGCCGAATACATCGCAGCCGCTATTGCAGGCGGCGACGCATGGCGAGGCATGAGCGAAGCCCTCAAAGCCGCTGCACCCGATGTTGTCACAGGCGACACCCCCGGCTTGTTGCCAACCCCAATTGTTGGGCCTGCATACAACAACTTCGTCGGTCGTCGCCCAGTGGTTGACGCAATCGGCGCTAAAGCAATGCCAGCCGGCGGCAAAGTGTTTATCCGCCCTGAGGTAACCACACATACCTCGATGGCTGTGCAGGCAAACGAAAACACCGCACTTCAGTCTGGCACTTTTGTTGTGTTCAACAATCAGGTCACAAAAGGCACATACGGCGGCTATGTCACCATTTCCGAGCAGGACTTGGACTGGACAGACCCAGCAGTTTTGAACCTCATTCTTGAGGACATGGGACGCATTTACGCGAACACCACCGACAACGTGGCAGCCGACAATCTCGTTTCAGGTGCTTCAGTGACCGACATTCTTGCGGACGCCGACCTCGACGACCCAGCAAAGTGGACAGCATGGGTCTACGACGCAGCCGCAACAATCCTCAGCGGTTCAAACGGCAACCTGCCAAACCATCTGTTCCTGTCGTCCGACATGTTCGCCGCACTTGGACAGTTGGTTGACTTGCAGGGACGCCCATTGTTCCCACAGGTCGGCCCGATGAACGCTTTCGGTTCAATGTCGCCCGGTTCTGATCAGGCTGTCGCTTTCGGTTTGCGCGTTGTTGTTGACCGCAACTTTGCAAACGGCACGATCATTGTCGGTGACGCAACTGGCTACGAAATCTTTGAACAGCAAAAGGGCGCAATTTCAATTGAAGTTCCGTCAACGCTGTCACGCACGTTGGCATGGCGCGGCTCGTTCGCAACGCTGATGATCGACGCTTCAAAGTTCGTTAAGCGCACCGCCGCCTAACGAGACACGGCAGGAGTAAAGAGTGAGCACGCCAACGTTCCCAATAGCAATTGACAAAACGGTTACGGCTATTGAGGCAACGGCTGGCGTGTTCACTCTCACTCTCAACGAAGTGAACGGTATTCAAATTGGGTCGCGTGTAGACATTGGCGGTCTTGCAACCCCAGCGTGGAACATTCTGAACGAGGAAGTCACCGCGGTTAACGCAACGCTGAACACCATTCAGTACACACACGGCAACTTCACTGTCGTTAAGCAGGACGTGTGGGGTCAAGTCCACATCGAAACCTCGTGGGCGACTGTTGACGAGGTTGAAATCTGGTTGGGGTACACCCCGACAGGTGACGACGCGCTACTACTCGCCACATGTGTTGACGCCGCTAATGACCGTTGTTGGAAATGGCGTAGCAACGCTGGCTATCAAGACCACCCGAACGTTTCACCCGGTTCAGACATTAAGAGTGCAGTCATTCTCTACTCGGCAATTCTGTTCAGGGAACGTGGAACTACTGGCGACAATTACGCGTCGTTTGACGCTATGGGACAATTCGCTCAGCCAGTCACGCTAGGACGCGTCAAGCAGTTGCTCGGCGTCGGCAGGGCGCAGGTTGCTTGATGGCTGCTACAGGTATTCTCGCTGACGCTGTAAACGCCACCAAAACCAAACTGGAAGCGCTCGGGCTACAAGTTGTCACTGACCCTCGTAACCTCAGGCCGTACACCGTTTTCATTGAGTTACCGACTGTCACCGCGTTCACATACAACGTTGGCGACATTCGGCTTGTGCTGCACATCTGCGCACCGCCACCGGGCTCAGGAGAGTCCGCCGACTATCTCATGACCAAAGCCGACCTGATCATGAATAGCACTATCGCCGTGACCGATTTGCGTCCCGGCTTTATCTCAACAGGTGGGCAAGACCTACCAACCTATGACCTCACCGTTGCCGTAGCAGTACGGCGTAACTAAACAAAGGAAAACAAAATGGCAACGACAACATTCCTCGGAAATGCCACAATCAACGTCCTGTCGGCTGCAGGTGGCGCGGTCAGCGTCGACTTGTCTGATCAGGCTTCGTCGTGTGAAATCACCGTCGGCAAGCGTGAACTATCGTCCACCGCTTTTGGTGACACTGGCGAGCGTTTCACTGGCGGCCTCATGTTTTGGGAAGCTTCTATTGAGTTGTACTTGTCGTATGGCGCTGGCGAAGTTGAAGCCACGATCTACGACATTGTGAACTCGGGCGGTTTCACTCTTACCGTGTCGCCATCGGGCACAACCGAAAGCGCCTCAAACCCCGAGTATGTGCTTAGCAATGGCTTCGTGGAGTCCTTTACGCCGATCATGTCAACCGTTGGCGAGTTGAGCGTGCTTTCGTTCTCCGCTAAGGGCGGTGCATGGGCACGCGACATCACAAGCCCCTGATCTAACCCAACAACAGAAAGAGAGACACTATGCAGCTACGGCTTAAAGTGACCGACCAGTCCAACACCTACGAAGTGGAAACAAGCCTTTTCACGATCGTTAGTTGGGAACGAAAATACAAACGGAAAGCGTCCGATCTTGCGAACGGTATCGGCTACGAGGACTTGTGTTTTTTTGCGTATGAAGGCGCGAAACAATCGGGCGTGATGGTGCCACCATCGCTCGATGAGTACATCAAGAGACTTGTGGCGGTTGAGGTGGTGTCTAACGACGCAAACCCTACCGAAGCGGAAGTTACAACCGAGCCTTAGCAGTGGTGCTTGTGGAAACGGGTTTCTTTCCGCCAAACATTGAGTTTGACGCTCGCATGCTGGCAACCGTGATCGATGTCATTAACGAAAGCCGAAAGAAAAAACGATGAGCGCAGACCTAAACATTGAAGTTGTCGGTGTGAAGCAGGCTATTCGTTCGCTCAACAAGATCGAGCCCGGGCTTAGGAAGCAGTTTCAGGCTGAGGTGACACAGATAGCCCAACCTGCCATAGTCGAGGCTCAGAGGCGTTACACAGGGCTTGGCGTCCCGTTATCAGGCATGGCGTACAAGTGGACTAGCAAGGGTCGCCAGTTGTTCCCGTACAACCCTGCGAAAGCCGTGAAAGGTGTCAAGGTAAAACTTGAAGGCGATCGTCGCGCAACGGCAACGATTGTGATTATACAGTCTGACGCTGGTACGGCGGCGTTTGAGTCGGCAGGCCGCGCTAATCCCAACAGGCTTGGCGACTCGCTTGGTGCGCTCGCGGCAGGACGTACACGCATTATCGGCCCAGCGGTGTACAGCAAATCAGGTCAGATTGCACGCGGTATTTATGAGGCGTCGCTTAAAGTGGTCGAGAGAGTTAATCGAGAGTTGCAGTAATGGCTATTTCCATTCCTATTGTTTCGGAGTTTGTCGGCGACGGCATTAAAAAAGCCCAGAAAGAGTTCGCCCAACTTGAAACGGTCGGGCAAAAAGCCCAGTTCGCTATCAAGAAAGCCGCTGTCCCTGCCGCCGCCGCGCTTGCAGGTATCGGCGCTGCATTGTTCGACGCTACACAAGGCGCTATCGAGGACGCGGCTGCACAAGCGAACCTC